TACATTCGTGGAATTATCGTTTCACTATCAGAGACAATATTCCACGATATTTTTTTGACGAATTTTTGACGGATAAAAAAATAAACGTGCAAGCCGTTCCGGGGAGCCTGCACGTTTTTTTGATGCTACCAATGTAACACCTTATTAAGTTTATCATTATTTCACTGCTAATGCAATGGCCAGACAGGCTGCAGCTGCGGCCCATCCGTTGCGCTGTGCCTTAATACGGAGCCGTTCCTGTTTTGCCTCGGTTGCGTACTCGTCCAATAATCTGTTGGCATTCGTCAAGGAGTATTCCTGCATCTGTGACAGACTGCGCAGCTGCTCCAGCTCTTTCCTCAATACGGTTACTTCTTTCCTCAATGCTGTCGCTTCGCTGGACTGCGTTTTCAAGTCCATCTGTAATCTGTCGTTGATGCTCTTGAGCTGTGCTAAGTTCGTTTCTAACGTCGTCAATTCGGATTCCGTTATCTGATACATTGGTTCCGGTGTTCCGGAGGCCGATGCAATAGCTGAACCAACAAACAGCCAGTAACAGAAAAGCAACGATAATGCCAACAGTAACAGCTTTTTCTCTGTTCGCCCAAAGTCGCTGAAAATAATCATACATCAATAGCCCTCCACAACCGTTAACGCTACATCGTTTCCGCTATCAATAATCATCTGGGCCAGTTCCACACCGTCAGCATTTTGCATCCGCAGGCAGCCGTACGTTGGCACCCAGCCCTGATAATCGGCGTATGGATCCGGCAAACCAGAGCCTCCTCCGTGAATATCACGCCCACGGAGGTCGCCACTGGTGATGTAAAAGTTTCCGTACGCCGGGCCATATTTGCCATTGGTAATCTCAGCGTAAACGTGCGTATACAGGCCATTAGGGAGAGAGCCTCTCGGATCTCCGTCGGAGTTATATCCGGGCACAAATGCGTCACGGCAGGGCCAGCGACCAACGACTTCATAGTTTTCATTCATGGCATAGATGGTTTGCTTCCTACGCTGGAATTGGATTTCTTTTATCACTTTATCCCCTCTTTCTTTTTCTGCAACAGTTCCCTTATCTCACCGGCAATCTTGATGCCTGCGCTGTCGAGGTTCTCGCAGATTGAAATCCCCTCAGTGATTGACAAAACACAGCACACGATGGTCAACGCGGGTTGAATTGGCGCATGGCTCATTGACAGCACGATGTCGATCAGGAAGCCCGTGATGAGCATGAGGGAATATATGATAGTCTTGCTACAGAAACCATCCCTTAACGCATAGCTATCGACAAACCGCCAGTGGTGCGCCTGCCATATGTAGCGGATGTACGTCAGCAACGAGCCGCGTTTATCCACTATCTTCTTATCATATGTCGCCTTGTACAGTAACGATGCCTGGTATACACATGCCGTGAAGATGTCGATTATCTCCAGCAGCATCAGCAGAAGAAAAATCGTGCCAATGTCCAACAGGGTGGCACCGACCGCGCTGGCAGCAAGCTTTTCCAGTCCTTTATCTGTTACTGTCTTAACTGTTTCAGACCAGTTAATTTTTTGTAAAACTTCCTGAATTATCTCTTTCATTTTTTCCTTAATATTTGATAATGTACCGCATGGTCAAGGCTGGAGGCTGTACTGTTGTGCTGTTGCCGTAGATGGAATTGGAATTGGAAGCATCAAAACCAATTTGACCGCTTGCCGTTCTTGTTTCCAATCCCGGGCTTTTCAATCTTTGTGCAGATGTTGCCGATGGTGTGCTAAATGCACCCGTTGCTGTTCTTACATCCCATGTTGACGCACCTAAAACACCTACTGCAAGCAAACCTTGAATATTTGGCAATCCAGCACCCTTCACAGTACCACTTGTGGCAGAACCTTCCACAAATTTATCAACCAAATTCGGCACATTAAATGTGGTACTTCCGTCGCCTGTTCCATAGGTGGTTCCAATCACAGCGAACAGCGCGGCATAAGTTTCGCGACTTACTGCGCTGCCATCACAGAGTAACCAACCACTCGGACTTGTGCTTCCCGCATATGCGATTACCATGCCTACAACGCCGAACTGAGCCGCCGCTGCTGCCGATGCCGCCGCTGCCACCTCGGAATTATATGCAGCCGTTGCGCTGTTTCCTGCATTAGTCTCACTGACGCCTGCCGCCGTTGCAGAATTTTCTGCCAGCGTTGCTGATGCGCTTGCGTTCCCCGCATATGTGCTGGCGTTATCCTCGCTGGTCGCCGCATTGACAGCAGAAGCGCTTGCGTTCCCGGCGTAGTTCTGCGCGCTGGTTACCGCAGCCACAGCCTCATCCCTCACATTATCAAAATCATCGCTCATGCCCCGCATCTCTTCCAAGATGCTATACGCTTCGATGCTGTCATAAGTACCGCTCAGCTTAATGCTTGTATCAGCCATTGTGCGCCACCTCCTCAACTATGAATGGTTTATTCATTACTTCTTCGCCATCCTGTGTCATAACGATAGTTCCGATACCCTTCGACAGGTTCATATTGTTGCTATACACCCGCACATATTTATCCAGGAACAACGAGCAGGTGAACGCCATACTGTCGCCTCCCACGGTAGCCGTGCAGGTATACGTAGCATCCGCGTCCCACGGTTCCACCGCCATCAGCAGGTTAAATATATCTCCTTTGGTGCAGGTGATACCGTTGTTGTCAATTCTTATCATCCTGCCGCCTCCTTATGCCGTACGCAACCAGCGTGCAACCGCCTTGGACGGCTGTACCAGACTCATAGCAGTACCGCTGCCGGTGTCTCCTATAGTAACTGTATGCTTGTGGGTTCCCGCTTCTGACGTTTCGCCTGTCCATCCATCTTTTGCGTTGAACGATATTCCGTTATATCCTATACCGGTTGTAGGCGCACCAACACCACCTTTGTCTGTCCTTCGGCTGGTCATGCTCAATGCACCACTACTTGTAAAACTATCTGCATAAGTGAACATTTCATCATCACTTGACGATGCAACAACCGAACCTGTAATGTTCATTGTGCCTCTTGCATGGGTATGGGCTCCATTGTTTGTCACGCTTGCGCTGTGGTTATGCTTTGGCATTTCAGCTGTAGTAATCTTGTGTGTCTTTTCGCCGTAATTCGTTCCAACAGTGTAGTCCCCGCCGCCGGCGATCAGGACACGGCCGTCCGTGATACGCTGCCATGTCGTCCCTGCCCATGCCGTATTAGGATTAAAGCTTGCATTTGTCGTCTCATAGTAACTGCCAACCGGATAGATGATATCAATCAGCTGTTTCACGCTCCGCTCCGTGATGGTAACAGCCCCGGTCTGCCCGTTAACTGATGTAACACCTAAGTCAATGGTAACAGCACCGCCCACCGGCGTAACATTATTAACCTTAGTTACAAGATGCGTGCCGTCAAACTGCTCATCGATGATATCGGCGTTATCGTTCAATACCTCGATATCCGCGATGGCATCATAGTCAGGCTTGTTTAACCCCAGATAAGTTGTGTTTGTAATAGCCATTTGCTCACCCCTTATTCATTTGCTCTTAAATTATTCCAAATACCGTTGCCGCCGTCATAATGCACCGACCAGTTGCCTGCCTGTTTTGCGGCACCCCATGTCTTATACATGAACTGGTACTCGATAGCAAGATGAGCAGGCTTTACCTCTTCCAGTGCTTTCTGCAGTGCATTCAGGTCAGGAGGCACGCCGATGGGCGATATGAACGTCACCCGGATGCGCCCGTTTATGAACTCCAGCTTGATGGTGGCATCTCTCCAGGCATTCGCTACGGCCTGCATGGTCTCCAGCGTACATTTGCTGGCGCCCTGCCATTTTGCCTGCAGCTGGCTTCTCCGTTCATCCAATGTCTGGCCGCCCGGTAGAACGACAGCTGCTTCCTTCTCATACTCCCGCAGCCGTGTTTCGCTGCAGGTGTCAAAGAAATAATCGTTCCAGACGATATCCACATAAGCGCCGATTTCCGACAGCGCCATGCCCGCTGCATCGAACAGATTGTTCAGCCAGGGGTCAGTCCGGTACAACCGATTAATCAGGCTCAGCAGATATTTCTTCAGCGACGTCTTGACAATAAACTCACCGCTCATGATGGTGATTGTCTTGTCACCGTCACGGGTCAGCGCAAGGTCATACTGGTAAGTTCCTTCCGGAAGCGTAACGTCAAAATCTACGTTGATGTACACCCGCTGGGTTATGGCGCAGGGATAGGCCACACCGTTGACAGTGAACACTGCAACGTCCGTGTCCCGCAGGTAATAATTGGAACTGAACACCGACAGCCTCAGGTTACTGTCGCTGGAGGTTACAATTGTGTTGTCACTATTCAGCCGCATGTATTACCACCTGCCCTAACACTGCCACACTCTTCTCAGGAATCGGAACGCGGCTTGTGCTGCCGTTAATCTCCAGATCCAGATAATCGTTTACGCCGTCAATGTCGAGGATCATGTCGCCGATTTTGGCAATAGATACATAATTTGTTTGGAACGCAATGTCCGCAAGGTATTCTGTAACCCTTTCTTCGATTTCCGTCCGGATAACAGTTTCATCGCCTTCGTAATCCAGCGTGGTTTCAATATTGATTTCCAGCGCCGTGGCAGGAGTTACCGTGCAGTAAGCACCAACAGGGGCTTCTCCTTCGCCACTGCCAGCAATGCCTGGGTCAAT